GCTGAAGCCCTCGTACAGCGTGCCCCGGTTCAGGAAGAGAACCCCGGTGGAGAAGCACGGCAGAGCTACATGGCCCTTGCCCTAGAGCTACGCCGACGCAAGCTGCGTCAGGCGGGCATTGAGGTTTAGTTCCAATGTCTAAGACAATTTCTGAGGTTCAGGGTGAGATCAAGGAACTGCTCGGCAAGGCAGACCTGATCGAGAAGAAGTACCGCGAAGATCCGGAGAAGATGCCGGACGACGAGCGGCGCGAGTGGGAGTCCGTCCTCGATCAGGTCACCACGCTGGAGAAGAGTCACGAGACGCTCGCGCTCCATGAGGCCAAGCGGGACCAGATCAGTCGCTCTCTGGAGCGGTACTCGCGGCCTGCTCAGGCGGCGTTCCGCCCCGGCTACGGCGACGAAGCGCCGGAGGGCAAGCGCATCTCGCCAGGCATGCAGTTCCTGCAGAACGCCGACTACCGCACGCTGAAGCAGAACGGTGCATTCAACAGCAATCTGGCCCGAGTAGATTTCTCGGTCACGATGGCTGAGGGCACGTCGCTGCTCCAGTGGGGCGATCAGAAGGCTCTGCTGCGCGGCGGTTCGTCCTCGTCTGGTCAGGCGTTCGTTCTGGAAGATCACCGCCCCGGTTTCCTCGATATCCTCCAGGCACCGCTGAACATCCTCGATCTGATCGACCGGTCACCGACCGACTCGGACACCATCGAGTACGTCCGCGAAGACACGTTCACCAACAGTGCCGCGTTCGTGGCTGAGGCAACGTCCTTCACGCCTACGGCTCTGCCGTCTGGCTCGCAGGGTGTCAAGCCTGAGTCCGCGCTCGCCTACAGCACGCAGACCGCGACAGTCCGCACGATGGCGCACTGGATCCCAGTGACGAATCGCATGCTGGCTGATGCGCCTGCGATCCGTGGGACCATCGACGGTCGGCTGCTCTTCGGTCTGCAGCAGAAACTTCAGGCTCAGGTTGTGTCTGGCGCTGGCTCAGGTGAAGACCTGACCGGCATCTTGAACGCGGCTGGCATCGGCGTGGTTGCCAAGACCGCTGGTACGGGCGATTCCGTCATTGACGCGCTCTACCGTGGTCGCACTCAGGTCATGTGGACAGGCTTCGGTCGGCCCACAGCCTACGTCGTGAACCCGGCTGACTGGCAGACGGTGCGACTGGCGCGTGAGACGGCCAGCACGTCGTTCTCGCCTGGTGGCTACCTGATGGGTCCGCCAAACAGCCAGGGCTTCCAGACGCTCTGGGGCATCCCGGTCGTGGAAGATCCGAACGTCCCGGTGGGAACCGCGCTGATCGGTGATTTCGCTCAGGGTGCAACCCTGTTCGACCGCGAGCAGGGTGCAGTCAGGGTCGGCACCGTGAATGACCAGTTCATTCGCAACATGCAGACGATCCTGGCAGAGCTTCGTGTTGCGTTCGTCGTTTGGCGACCGGGCGTCTTCACGAAGGTCACCGGGCTGAACGCTTAGCTCATGATGACCCCGGCTGACGCGATTGCATACGTCCTCGCTCGTCTGCAACGCCGACGCCGGGGTCAGGCCGAGCCGCCGGTGACTGCGCGTCCTCCCACCACATCACCGGCGGCGAAGCCACATCGTTTCTACTGGGACAAGGCGTTACGAGCGAGGGCTGATTACGAAACCAAGGAGGGCCAGTGAGTATGGCTGACGACCAGAAGTATCCGGTGCGTCTGTACGACGCCAATGGGCAGCACGTAGCTGATGCCGAGCACGACGAGGATCTGTCTGCAGCGGCGACCCGGGGCGGGACCGTTGAGGCGGGTGGCAAGACCTACGTGTGGGATCAGCGGAACGGGCAGTGGCGCGAGTCCAGTGCGACCTACAAGCTCGGCAGCAAGGCTGTTGAGAAGGTCGAGCCAGAGGCTGCGACTGCGGTGACGACTGCGCCCGAGAAGAAGTAACCCATGACTGGCGTGGCAGTGATTGTGGTGTCGTTCAATCGGCCCAACTTGCTGCGCCAGGCATTGGCATCTATCCAGGGTGCGGATCAGATCATCGTGGCTGACGACGGTTCAGACTTCGATGTACGTGGCAGCTACGAGCTTGTTGCTAACCCACCGATTCCTCCAATAGAACGGCTGCGCCAGCCGCGTCTCGGTGGTCTGCTCAACCGGGCACTGCGGCTGGTGCGTCAACCTGTCGTGACGTACTTGAACGATGACGACCTGTTTGCGACGGACTGGATAGCTACGGTATCGCGGTTCTTCGCCCAGTCGGACGCACACATGTGTCGCGGTGATTGGCTGGTCTACGGCAAGGCTCGCAACTCGTTTCCGCCAGAGGCAGGCTGGTGCATCACAACCGGCAACTACGCGTACCGCACATCCTGTGCGACCGAAGAGCAGTGCTGGTGGGGCGAACAAACCGTAGGCTCACACGACGGTGTGATGCTCACTGACTACTTGAATAGGCACGGCATGAAGCCTGGAGGATGGGACGTACCGCATATCGGCATGGCCGGCTGGCGGCGTGAGCATGCGTCGAACATGGCGCATTTCACCCAGAGCGAAGGCGGCTACATGGCCGGGGCAGACAAGATGTTTGCACTAGGAACCCGCGAATAAGCAAAGGGAAGCGAGGCCCAATGCCACCACGAATCCGCAAGATCGGACCGGTTACGTTCAGCTTCATAGTTCCGACCCATCTGGAGGATCGACCGTTGCATCGCTGCCTGAAGTCAGTGTTCGGCCAGCTAGGCGTAGGCGACGAAGTGATCGTGGTCGGAGATACACACGATGGCCCGTTACCGCAAGTCGAGTGGCTGGTTGGTGAGGCCAACAGCCAGCACCCGCACGCGACGTTCAGGTATGTCGAGCACGACGCGGGGCATCACTGCTGGGGTCATTGCCAGGTTGGTCGTGGGCTACAAGAAGCTCGCGGTACGCACATCCACTGCAACGATGACGACGACGTTTGGGCACCGGGTGCGGTAGACAAGATGCGCCTAGCCGCAGAGCAGCATCCCGGCAAGCCGTTGCTATTCCGGTTCAAGTCTTACCTGGGAACGGTTTTCTGGGAGGAAGCAGGCAAGTTCGAGCGCGATCACATCGGTGGTCACTGCCTGGTCCTGCCGAACGAGCCAGGCAAGAAAGGCGGGTTTGGCTGCGAGTACAACGGGGATTTTGACTGGCTGGAGTCAGCGGTCGAATCCTTCGGTGGGCCAAAAGAAGCCGTCTGGATCAACGAGATTGTTGCGGTAGCCCGGCCATGATCGACACGATGAACAACGTGATCGAGCAGGACGTGCTGAACGGCAAGACAGCACTGGTGACCGGCGGCAGTAGCAGGATCGGCGCAGCTATCGCAACTACCTTGGGCATGGCTGGTGCGGCTGTCATCGTTGGTTACAACCAACACACGGTAGAAGCGTTAGAGATAGCAGCAGCGATCAATCGTGGCGGCGGTAACGCAGTTACGTATCCGTGGCGAACGCAGTCGCTGGTCGAATGGGATATCCACGTCGACATAGACATACTGGTGAACTGTGCCGGGGTGACTGCGGGTCGGTCGGTCAAGAACATGACTGATGCTGACTGGCAACACGTCCTCGACGTGAACCTGACTGGCGCAATGAAGTCCACGCGATCCGTCCTGCCTGGGATGCTGGAGAGTGGCTACGGTCGCATCATCAACATCACGTCGGTGGTTGGAATAGACGGCAGGCTTGGGCCATCCAGCTACGCGGCAAGCAAGGCAGGACTGATCGGATTCACGAAGGCATGTGCGCTAGAGGTAGCAGCCAAGGGTGTGACGGTTAACGCGGTCGCGCCAGGGTTTATTGCCGGCACGGGGATGCTGGACGGTGTGCCAGAGAAGCTGCGCGAGAGCGTGTTGAGCCAGATACCGATGCAGCGATTCGGGAGCGTGGCTGATGTGGCGAGGGCAGTCGAGTTCTTGGTTCACAGCGACTACATCACAGGAACAGTACTCAACGTAAGCGGGGGATATCTGACTTGACGGTGGCGAGGAAGACGCTTGTTTCGATTCCTGTCCAGTCTGAGGGCCAGGTTCAGTGCATGCGCGTGATCCGCAATACTGGCATCGGCGGCTACAGCGGTGACAACACCGAGATCAGTGTTGACCAGCAGCGAGCCTGGTGGCGCAAGAACCGCCACAAGCTGCATGCCTGGTTGTATGCCCACCACGGTACGGTTGTCGGCTTTGGGATGCTGCGCCAGGAGAAGCGCAAGTGGACGACCAGCGTCGGCATCCTGCCTGAGCATCAGGGCAACGGCTATGGTGGCGCGATAGTGGACGATCTGGTGTGCCAGGGCCGGGAGCTTGGCTACTCGATGGTTGCTATGGCGCGGCTAGACAACCCTGCAGCCGTGGCTACGCACCACCGTGAGTACTGGGATCGCCTTGCCGGTGACGAGACGTACGCCTACTTCGTGAGCAAGCCATGATCGACCTATTCAGACCCTTTGTGTCGCCAGCAGCCAAGACTGCTGTAGCTGAAGTGCTGACGCCGGACTCGGATGGCAGAATCTACCTGGGGGAAGGTCCGAAGGTTGCGGAGTTTGAGCAGGGTTTCCAGAGTCTGACCGGGTTCCGGGCCTTGGCACTCAACTCGGGCACGTCGGCACTTGAGCTTGCGCTCTATCTGACCGGGGTGCAGATCGGGACTGACGTAGTGACCACGGCGATGACCTGTACCGCAACCAACGGTGCAATCAGACGGCTACGCGGCACGCCGGTCTGGGCAGACGTTGATCCGCTGACCGGCCTGATCGACCCTGACGACGTGGTACGCAAGGTGACTCGACGGACGAAGGCAATCATGGCTGTTGACTGGGCGGGCAAGTCGGCTAGCTACAACCAGATCCGTCGCAGACTGCCTGACATACCGATCATTCAGGACGCGGCCCACAACCTGCTGGTCGATCCGAAGAATCACGGCGACTACATCTGCTGGAGCTTCCAGGCGATCAAGCATTTGACGACCGGGGATGGAGGGGCGCTGCATGTGCCGGAGCGTCAGCATGAGCGCGCGCGTCTTCTACGCTGGTACGGTCTGGATCGCACAAGCGGCACAGACTTCAGGTGCGCCCAGAACATCACAGAGGCGGGCTGGAAGGCCCACATGAACGATATAGCCGCCAGTATCGGCCTAGCCAACCTGCCGCACGCCTTGCGCGTTGTGGCGCTCCACAGAGCGAATGCAGCCTGGTACGAGAAGGCGTTCTACGGGATCAACCCGAACAAGGTGATCCTGCCGGCTGGTGACGCAGGATCAAGCTGGTGGCTGTACACGCTGCTGGTGGATGACCGGCCAAGCTTCCAGGCGCACATGGCCGACAAGGGCATCATGGTTAGCCCGGTCCACAAGCGCAACGACGGCCACACGGCATTCAGATTCCCGAACGGGCCACTGCCGGGGCTGGACTACTTCGACTCACATGAGGTTGCGATTCCGGTCGGCTGGTGGGTTGGAGAACAAGACCGAGAGCACGTCGCGGCTGCAGTCTGGGAGTGGACAACAAAAGAGGCTGGAGTCGAAACCCCAGCCCCAGAGCTAGCTGCGACCGCTTAGCAGCGGGTTCGCAGGCAAGGCTTGCAAACGCGGCGGGCATCGCCCGGTCGCCGCCAGTTGAGCTTCGCATGGCCCTCAGTGTCAGCGGCGAACTCGCAAGTGAAGGAGTGCCACTCGCCATCCTTGCGGATGAGAACCTTGACGCCATCCTCGCGCTTGGTGGTTTGAGCCTTGATGGACGTTCGCGGCTCGCGAGCGGCCTTCTCAGCGGCCATCTGAGCGGAGATGGTGGCGACTGCGTTGTTCAGGCGCTTCCAGAAATCGGACTTCCGCTCGTTGGTGCGGGAGAGAAGAACTGTCTCGAAGACGACTTCGGACTTGACGGACTGAGAGGACTCTACGTCGGTTCCGATGAACTGGTCTGCGACTCGGTTGTTTGCCATGTACGAACAATATCCTATCAAGTGTAGAGTGTCAATAGTTTTTCAAGGCAATTCTGAAATTGCCGGCAAATCCGTCAGATCTGCTTGAAGCTAGCGGGAACCTTGAACTGTTTCCGGCACTCGTAGCAGTCGTAGGCATCACCTACGCGTAGGTCGGGCTTGTTGATGCTGTCGAGCATGAAGCTGCCGTCAGTGCCTTCGATGCCACCACCACAGCGCGGCGTAGGGCAGTTGATGTAGATCGACGCGATCCTGAACTTGCCTGTCTTCACGGCTTCTTCTCCTTCTTCTTAGCTGCTTCGTAAGCCTTCAGTGCTTGGTCGAGGGTCGGGCCGGTCATTTGCCTAGCTCCTTGAGGCAGCGCTTGCAGGTCGCCATCTTGGCATGCTTTGTCGTCTCGACGTGCTGGTGGCGGCTGCGGTTGACGGTGATGCCGCACGCGGTCTTGGTGCCGGTGAGGAAACTTGTTACGAAGTGCTCGGCCTTGGCGGGCGCGAGTCCTTCGACCATCTGACCGAAAACCATTCTTGCCATACGAGAACAATAGCAATTCAACACAGCACTGTCAATAGATATTCAAGGGATTCGGAGGAATGCCGGCAAAGTCATGAGTGCGAACCTGTATGCCAGCGTGGCCGAGTTCAAGGATCGGATGTCGATTGACGACACCGCTCGCGACCTGGCGATTGACCGCGTCCTTCAGTCAGCCTCGCGCTGGATCGACAAGGCGACGGGACGACGTTTCTACACCAACGACACGCCAGAGGTCCGCTACTACTCGCTGGAGTCTGCCTACTGGAATCCGTCGTACCGCTGGCCCTACGCCGACCACATCCGTACAGATGATGTCCAGACGCTCACCGAGCTAGCCACGGACGCTAATGGTGACGGCGTGTACGAGACGGTCTGGACGAACCCGACCGACTACCACTTGGAACCGCTCAACGCGTTGGTCAATGGCGAGCCGTACACCGCAATCGTCAGGACGAACTACAGCGGACGCTTCAACTTTCCGAGCTACGCGCACTCGATCAGGGCCACCGGCACCTTTGGCTACTGCACCCTGGCGAACGTGCCAGCAGGTGTTCGCGAAGCAACCCTGATGGTGGCCGAGACGATGGCCCGCCCGATCATGGATCTGAACGTCCCAGGTGTGCAGTCCTACAAGGTCGGCTCGGAGCTAACCGTACTGAGCATGGAAGCTCGCATGTGGCCGCCGGTCATGCGTCAGATGCTTGACCACTACATGAAGCAGGTTTACGTGTTCTGATGCCGCAGCTTCCGCCGCGTGTCGGGAAGGCCGCACATGCCGTTCACACCACCTTCACGACGGTTGCGCGAGTCTATCGCAAGTCGAGCGTCTCGGATGGTGCTGGCGGTTCGACAGATTCGTACCCGCTGTATGCCACGTATCCGTGCTCATTTGCTCGCGCCGGCACGAACTTCTTTGAGCGCGAGGCAACCAACAGCGTTCAGACGATCAATACGTGGACGTTCGTGTTCGCGGAAGGCACGCGGGTTCTGCCAACAGACCGGCTGGTCTGCAACAACCGCAACTTTGAAGTCATTTCAGGCGCAAGTAGTAGCTGGGAAATCGTTACCAGAGTTCTGGCGCAAGAAATCATCTAAGAGAGGTAGGCATGTCCGAAGAAGTCGAAGCCACGGAGATCGTGATCGAGGAACCGCTTCAGGTTCATGAAGAACCCGTCTACTGTCGGCATTGCGGCGTCCAGGCGAGCGGTGTCGATGGTGACACGGACTGGCTGTGCCCAGGCTGCGGGCAGTTTCAGGATTCGATGACCTGTCCGACGTGCAAGAGCGTCACGCGCATCTCGCTGATGCCAGCCGAGTATGTGCCGGAACCGCACAAGCCCAAGAAGGAGAAGTAGCTCATGGCACTGCTCACATCGACACTTTCTACCGGTCATGGCATCGTGCTGCCTGCGGCTCAGGCTGTCTCGGCCAGCGACACGTTCGCAAATACCAATGGGCGCACGCTCATCGAAGTCGTGAACGGCGGTGGAGCGCCGACCACGGTGACGTTCGTGACCAGCGGCACGTACGCGGTACGCACGATCACCTACGACGTGGCTGACGACGCTCAGACGGTGACCAACGGTACAAGCAAGGTGTTTGGGCCATTCGATCAGACCCTGCTCGGCACGACGATCACGGTCACGTTCAGCCCGACTACGTCGGTCACTGCCAGGGTCATCGAGCTAGGACTGGCGTAAACGTGCCCGTCACGATCCTTGTTCGCAAGAACCAGATCAATCAGGTCGCGGGCAGCATTGTGGAGAAGACGGTGGATGCTGTCCGCAACAACGCCATGTACATGCGGAACATTGCTCAGATCATTGCACCGGTCCAGACTGGCGCGTTCCGCGAGTCCATCTACGTCAACGGTCCAAACGACGAGTCTAACTACGGCGAGGCAGCAGCCAAGGCAAAAGCGCTCAGGCCAGCCGCCAACATCGTGCCTGAGTTGCGAGCGACTGAGTACGACCCGAAGATAGACCGCCTGCGCGACCGGCTCGGTCGGTTTGCCTTGCCAGAAGCACTCGTCTCATCGGCAGTCGACTACGCGGTTGCGCTGGAAGAGGGCACGGTGTTCATGCCGCCCCGGCCCACGTTCAAGACGGCGGCTCTCATGACGGAGCAGCAGTTCAAGAGCGACATGTCGAAGGTCGCTGATAGCTGGTGACTGCCGAGCTAGTCCGCGTAGAGCAGTGGATCTATCAAACGCTGTCGGCTGACCCGACGATTACCGGGGTCGTCGGCAGCAGGATCTACGCAGACGTAGCCCCACAAGGCGCGACATTCCCACTGGTTTTGTTCGCGCACATCGGCAACGTGGACGTGGTCCGTGCCTGGAACAACGGTCGGATGGCGAAGAACATCTTTCTAGTCCGGGTTGTTGGAACCGGTAACTCGGTGACAGGCTCATTGAAGACGGTTGCTGATCGGTTCGATCCGCTCCTACTGAAGCAAAACATCATCATCGACGGAGTTCGTATCGCCTATGTCCAGCACGATCAGCACTCGATTCGGAAGGACTCCGAGAACGGCGTTCCGATGTCTTATGTCGGCTCGTATTACCTCATCTTTTCGCAGCCTGCCTGAAAGGGGTATGTAACCAATGGCATTCAGTCATGGCAATATTGCCAACTTCACTCTCGGTGCGTCGGATCTCAGCGACTACGTAACCAGCGCATCCTTCGACGGCTCGCGTGAGATCCGAGACGTGCGCCCCATTGGGTCCAACCCGGTGTCCAGGGTGGTTGGCCCGTACATGGCAACCATCAACCTTGAGGGTGCCTACGATCCGGCCTTCGACGCCATCATGTCACCGTTGTTCCTGGCGGCGACCCCTACATCCAGCACGTTCGACTTCGAGCCATCCGGCACCGGTGGCAGCAACCGCTCGTTCACCGGCAGTGCGCTGGTCGCAACGTACCGCGTGGACGCAAGTGGGTCAGACGTAGCGACCTGGCGTGTGACGCTGGCTGTCGTCGGCACTGTTGCCAACGCGGTCTAGAATTCAGGCTGAGAGCGAGGGCAGCATGAGTGAATCCAACATCCTGAGCGCCGACGAAATCTGGGCTTCAGACGACATCGAAGAGAAGGTCATCGAGGTTCCTGAATGGCGCACCAAATCTGGTGAGCCAGGGTCGGTCAAGATCCGGGCGCTGAGTCTGAGGCAAATCGCCGGTATCGCACAGAAGTCGATCAAGCGAAATCCTCAGACCGGCCAGGACGAGACGAGCAGGGAGCAGTCGGTGATCCTGACCCTACTGGAGGGCATGATCGAGCCGAAGCTGTCGCCGGCGGATGCGCGGCGGATGGCTGACAAGTCAGCTGGCGCGGTCACGCGCATCGTGCAGGCGATCAACGCACTTGGTTCAACGCCAGAGGCTGTCGATGAGGCGGAAAAAAGTCTTTGGCCTGAATCCGACGCTGAGGTTCCAGTACCAATTGGCTCGCGAGCTAGGGATGACGTGGGAGCAGTTGATAACGGACATGTCAACGTCGGAGTACACGCACTGGATAGCTCTTTACCGGATCGAGCAACGTGAGCAGCAGCGTGCCCATGAAGCCCAGCAGGACCGTGCTGAAGCCTCGCGTATGGCGCGTCAGCTAGCAGGGCGGATGCGTTAGTTGCCGAGCATCGCTGACCTGTTCATAACCGTTTCGAGCGATGTTGGTGGGGCGATTACCGGGCTGACGGCTGTCGAGACGAAGCTGAACGGCACGACGAGCAACATGGCATCAGCGACTGCCGTTGCGCTCCCACTTGCTGCGGCTGCGGCTGGTGTGGGCGCGGCGTTTCTTGGTGCCATAGACGAGGCGTCCACCTTCGAGAAGCAGATGTCCGGCATCAAGGCTGTTATGGCACCGGACGAAGTGCTGGTCTACGGTGATGCCCTCGAAGACCTGGCGATGACGCTCGGCAAGGAGACGGTCTTCTCAGCGCAACAGGCAGCGGGTGCTATCGAAGAACTGGTCAAAGCAGGCGTGCCCATCGAGACGATCATGGATGGCGGCGCTCGGGCAGCAACCAGCTTGGCAGCAGCGACAGGTTTTGACTTGGCCCGGTCAGCCGAGTTCGCTGGCATCGCACTCAATACGTTCCACATGGACTCGGCCCAACTGACGCAGACTGTCGATACCCTGGCAGGCGTGGTCAATGCATCAGCGGCTGACATGAACGGGTTGCAGTTTGCCTTCTCGGCTGTCGGCCCGGTAGCTGCTGGCCTGGGGTTGTCGTTTGACGATACCGCCATAGCTCTAGGTTTGTTCGCTGACAACGGGCTACGTGGTTCTGACGCAGGTACGTCGCTCAAGACGATGCTGCTGAACTTGCAGCCAACGACCGAGTCTCAGGTCAACGCGTTCGAGCGGCTGAATCTGTTCACTGTTGATACCGACGAGGGCATGCGGCTGCTCACCAACACGTTGATGGGCACAGAGGCTGGTCAGAAGGCTCTTGCCAAGGCTCAGTCTGACGGAGTTGTCTCGTTTGAAGAACTGTTCAAGGCGGCTAAAGCGCTTGACCCGGCTATGGTCGATGGTGCCAAAAACTCGACCGAGTACGCCCGGTCAATGGGCATCACGTCCAACGCATTCTTCGACGCAGAAGGCAATGCTAAGCCACTGAGTGAAATCTTCGAGATTCTCAAGGACAACACGTCCGATCTGACGCGTGAAGAGAAGCTGCTCCAGCTTGAACTCGCGTTTGGCGCTGATGCTGTTCGTGCTGCGACCATTGCGGCGACTGAGGGCGCGGAAGGGTTCAACCAGCTAGCTGAGAACGTCGGCAAAATCTCAGCGGCAGATGCAGCGAAGACACGTCTGGACAACCTGAAAGGTTCGCTAGAGCAGCTAGGAGGATCGTTTGAGACGATCCAGATCACTGTCGGCAACATGTTCCTCCCGGTGCTGAAGAGCTTGACTGACATGCTGACTGGCGTCCTGAATGCCTTCCTGTCGCTGGACCCATCCATACAGGGCGTCATCGTAGCCATCGTCGGTGCGGTCGGCATAGTAGCTGGCTTGACTGCGGCGTTTGTGATCCTGGGTCCACTGCTTGGTGCTATGGCAGCGGGGTTTGGTGTCCTGGCGGCAGCTACAGCACCGTTCTTGCTACCGCTCCTGGCTATCGGCGCAGCGGTGGCTGCGTTATATCTGGCCTGGCAAACGAACTTCGGCGGTATTCAGGAAGTCACCGCTGAAGTCTGGGCGGCGATCCAGCCCGCACTCGTCAACATCCAGAACTTCGTCACTGGCTTTGCCTCAAACCTGGGTGCCGTGTTTGCGTTGCTCTCGTCTGGCGACTTTCAGGGCGGTATCTTTGGTCTTGACGAAGACTCTGGGTTTGTCGTGTTCCTCATCGCTGCGCGTGATGCAGTACTGCAACTCATGGCAGCACTTGAGCCTTTGGTGGCGCAAGCACTCGCACAGTTGCCGGGCCTGATCCGTGGGATCGGAGACATGTTCAACTGGTTGAGCGGCATACTTCAGGCCAGCAGCGGATTCTGGGAAGTGCTGTGGCAGGTAGCCAGCGTCAATCTGCAAGCTGTCGTAAGGGTAGTCGTGCTGTTCATAGACACGATCAGGGCTATCTTCGAGGGCGATTGGGGTCGTGTGCTATCGAACATGGTCGAGACGTTCAAGACTATCGCCGGTGCGCTACTCACAAACATCGGGATCTGGCTTCAGGCAATTGCGGATCTGCTCGGCGTCGGTGATATATGGGAGGGCTTTGTATCTGACGTATGGGCGCTCGGCACTCGCGTCGGTGAGGCGCTCGGCAACCTGTTTTCCTACATCGGCTCGGCATTCAGTGGTTTGCCTCAGATACTTGCGGGCCTGGGTGACTTCTTTGGCCCGATCATCACGCAGGCATGGGAGATCGGCACTCGTCTAGGCGAGGCGCTCGCCAGCTTCCTGTCGTACATCGGCAACGCGCTGAGTGGTCTGCCAGACATGATCGGTGGCCTAGGTGACTTCTTCGGCCCACTCATCACTGCAGCCTGGGAGATAGGGACGCGGCTCGGTGAGGCGTTCGCAAACTTCCTTGGCTACATAGGTAGTGCGCTGTCCAACATTCCTGACATGATTGCGGGTCTAGGTGACTTCTTCGGTCCGTTGGTCAACGCTGCTTGGGAAGTCGGCACTCGGCTCGGTGAGGCATTTGGCAACTTCCTGGGGTTCATTGGTCAGGCATTGAGCAACATCCCGAACCTGATCGAAGGGCTGGGTGACCTCTGGGGCCCGTTCATCAATGGTGCATGGGAGCTTGGCACCCGTATCGGTGAGGCGATTATGAACGTGATCGGTTTCATCGGCCAGGTTTTCGGCGCGATCCCGGCCATGCTGGAAGGCATGGGCGACTTCTTCGGTCCTATCATCAATGCGGCAATCAACCTTGTGACGCGACTAGCTGAAGTGTTGGCACCGGTCGCCCAGGTCGTTCAGGACATTTTCAACTCGGTGCCCGAATGGTTCATGAACCTGTTCGGCGGCGGTACTGGCGGTGGTCAGCCTGGTGGCGGCGGCGGGACACTTCCATCACCGGGAGTCGGCGCACCACTGGTCAGTGTAGGCACGCTTATCATCTCGTCGGAAGCTGAGGCTCAGGCGTTCTTGGACATGATTGCTGAGGCTATCCTGGCATCGAGCAGGCGCGTGTCGCCACCGGTGACAGGCACGAATCCGGCACTGCCGTGAGCAGCACGTTCACGACGGCAACCAACACGGTGTCCTTCACGGCGACGACTGACGGCTGGTCTGAGGAAGCAGTCTCTGAGGTCGGCGTGCTGGGCTTCCCTGGCGGTGATTCGGTGGCTGTCAGCATCGGCGGTCAACGCGAGACGCGGCGCTCGTTCAAGGCTATGTTCGCGAACCGCGCAGACTTCCTAAAATTCAGGTCGATGCGCGCGCGCGCTGGCTGGCTGCTGGTTGAGAATCTAGATACCGCTCAGGTCCAGGCTGTGCTCATCAGGGTTGCGGCTGAGCCTCCCTGGATGAGTGGTGAGGTGACCTGTACGGCGCAGTTTGTCCTGTACTGATGCCTGTCTACACGCCGTATGTCACAGCGACCCTGAACGGCACGCCCATCCCTGGCGTCCAGCGTGCTCGGGTGGTGTCATCGTTCACAGATCCGGTCACCAAGATCTACGTCAAAATCTACCCGCGCATCGCCTGGGCAGAGGGTGACGTGCTTGCGGTGACGATGGGTGCTGGCACCAACAATATCCTGAGCGGCACCGGATTTATCTATACGGCTGATTCAGCTAACAGCGGTGCGTCGTACGAACTGCAAGCCAGGGGTCCGCTTTTCAAGGCGCAGCGCTACGTCAATAACCGCACGAACGGTATCACGCTGTCCGAACTGGTCGGCGGGCCCGCAACAGACGAAGACATTGCTGAGGCCGTTTTGACTCTGGCTGGCGTCACGTTCAACCCAGTGGACATCGGCGGCACTGGCATCATTCGCGGGTCGCTTGCACCTGATGCTTATACGTGGCGCGAAGGCGAATCAGCACTCGGCTATCTCGTCAGGCTGTCCAGGGCTAGCCTGGGCTACCGGATGATCGAGAGCATCGGCGGCGCGGTGAAGCGGGTACAGGTGTATGGACGCCCACAAGGCACGGCTCAGTATTCCCTCAACGAGGGCGTGGACATCTTCGCTGGTGCAACGACCCAGTACGACACGTTGGGAAAGTACACGGCGATCACGGTCAGCGGGTTTGATTTTGGCGATGCGAACGGAGCAGTAAAGTTCTCGATCCCTGACCCAGCGCCGGCTGGGGTCGAGCCGTTCGTGTACTCCAGTGAAATGATCGAGCGGGCATTAGATGCTGACCCTGGCGGCGGCGTCAGCGCGCAGACGGTCGCTGAGGACTTTGTCGAGCCCGAGGTCAACCGGGTGAGCATCAGCGTGCGCGGCGTTCGTACACCACGAGACAATCTATTTGGACCTGGGCAAACGCATCAGATCAACTCCACGCTGCTCGACCTGTCAAACGCTAAGCTGTGGCTGCACACGGTGGTCCGTGAATGTGATGAGCGGTGGTTCTCCCAGACGAACGACTACGTCGGCGGCTCGACGGCCACTGGCGGGTATACGGGGCCGGTGTAGATGCCGTACGAAACCGACCTTGATGCGGCGTTCACGATCCTGCTGGGCAAGGCACGCGGCACTGGTACTGTCACCCCTGCGCCGATCCCGACTCCGGGCGGCGGGGGAACGCCGGTCGCGCAGTCAAGCTCCTATGTCTTAGTCTTTCACTTCGGTGGCGGTGGGTCGCCGCTCACGGTCGCGACTGTTGATCCGGTGCTGGTCGAAGTGCCAGATCCCGGCGAGATCGTCTGGTCGCATATGTACGCGGGTGGCCCAACCGGGCAACCAGAAGTCGTGGATGCAGAACTCGACTTGCAAGTGACGCGATTCGATACGTTCGGCGGCTCGTCGCCGGTCTACGGTTCGGGAAGCCCGCCGACGATCACTGCTGACTCAATCGCGAATACGAGCCTGTCTGGTTGGTTCGCGCATGTGGATGGCGGCGCAACGCTGATTGCACGCCTGCTGACGTTTAGCGGTGATGCGACCTGGGTCAACCTTGTACTCAAAGTACGCCGAGACTACACGGCCACGAATCAGTTTTCCGTCCTTGATGGAGCAGGTAACGCTGTCACTGACGCTTTTGGCAACCCGATTGTGTATGGAACCTGATGGGGAGCTTGAATGCCTGACCATAACAACCTGACCGGCGCGATAGCTGTCCATCCTGCGGCCTATGTCCAGTCGTCTGACCCTGGTGCGGTCGGCGCTCACAAGTTCTGGGTCGATACGACAGGCAGTGCGCCGTTCCAACTCAAGAAGCGGAACGCCGCGAATAGTGCGTGGGAGAACATTGGCAGCATCGCCTCGTTGACGGACCCAACGACGACGCGTGGTGACGTGATCTACAGGAACGCGACGGTCCTGGCAAGGCTTGCTGTCGGCGCGAATAACACGGTTCTCGCGTCCAACGGCACCGATCCCGCATGGTCGTCGGCCCCGGTTCTGTCGGGCGAAGTAACCGCACTCGACCTCAAGATTACAGGTATGACAGGCGCGGCCAACACGATACGTTGGGTCGGCGGCAACACGACAGGTGCGCCCGTCTCAGGCACGTTCGCTCTCCGCGATGCGGTTATCAATTCGGACGGCACGCTGTACGTGTGTACCGTGGCCGGCACGCCAGGTACATGGACTCAGATTTCGGGCTCGGGTGGCGGCGGGGCGACGGGTATCGGTTCAGGCACGGCACAGGGCAACGCGGTCGGTGCCGATGTCACGATGACGAGCGCCAACACGTTCTACGACGGTCCGACGCTCACGCTGTCTGCGGGGTCGTGGCAGTTGTACGGCCAGGTGTCGGTGCTGGACACGACTGCGGCTGGGTCCAAGTTCACCGCAAAGTTGTGGGATGGGACCACGGCTCTGGCATCGGCTGAGTCTGAAAGTGAGGCGGCGGGTGTGCCGTTCCCGCTGCCCGTATCGTGGGCCGTTACGCCAACGGTAAGCACGACATACAAGATCAGCGTTGCCAGCACGTCTGCGGCCAATGGTCGGATCAAGGCGGCGGTTCCGGACAATGCCGCAGGGAACACCGCCAGCTACCTGATCGCTATTCCAGTACCGCCGACACCATTGCCGTATGTCAGGGTCGAAGATCAGAAGTCGAGTGGCACGTCGGGCGGGACGTTCACCAGCGGCGCATGGCGCACACGCGACCTCAACACCGAGGTCGAAGATACGCACTCGATGGCATCCCTTGCCGCGAATCAGATCACGCTGCCGGCTGGCACCTATAGCGTCCGGTTCTCAAGCACGGCTGCAGCGTGCGACCGACATCAGTGCCGGATACAGGACATCACAGGTGTCGCGACGTTGGTAACTGGCACGAACAGCTATGCCGGCTTTACCGGTTTGCAGATGGGCACGGCGCACGGAATGGGGCGATTCACGTTGACGGCCACATCGGCAATCGAGCTACAGCACCGCTGCCAGACGACCAGGGCAACGGACGGATTCGGCTATGCGATGTCGTGGGGCACTGAGGTGTTCAGCATCGTGGAGATCCGGAAGGAAGCCTGATGACCATTGTCTGGATCTGGCAGAACCTGTCGGGGTCGCTTGCCAGTGGCCAGGTGGGGCATGAGGTCACCCTTGTGCTTCCTGCGTCGATCTTTGATGCGGGCGTTACCACCCCGTTCGACGGCCTTGTGCGTAACGGTTTGTGCTCAGCACCGGCGTACTACCCATTTGGCGCCGAGGATTTCCTCGGCGCTGACCCCGGCCACAGCGGCGAGGAACTCAACATCCAGGTATTCGATCAGGTTCGCGGATGGATCAGGGTAACCACATTCTCGAACCTTGAGGGGCATACGGGCATCACGCTCTATGGCATTACCAGCGGTGGCCCTCTCAACTTCACGCAGCCTGTGTCATTTCGGATAGCCAATTCAGCACTGACTGCGCGCTCATGGACAAATCTGAATTTTCATCTGACTGATCTTTGCTGGCTCCATGAGATTACCCCGGCGCCGAGCCACCAAGGAGGGGCATCCTCGCTCATCGTGCTGCATACCAGAGGGGGAGCGCGTGCGTCCGGGGCAGGAGCGCAGCGTGGTCGGAGTTCCGCACAGGTGACGGGCTAAAAAGTGCTCTCTACCACCGCTCGCAATGGCTTGCTGGACACGCTCGATGCAGTCACGTGGCTGTCGTTGCACTACGCGTACAGCACGACCGGGTTGGAAGAGTTGGGAGGCGGCTCGCCCGCTTACTCGCGCATTGCGACATCGTTCACGCCTGCGGTGGAAGGCATCAAGACGATGGTGGAACTGGTCACGTTCGACGTGCATGCCGGCGCAACGGTCGCGTGGATCGGGTTGTGGACCGCAGCCACGGGCGGCACGTTCTGGGGCATGGTGCCGAATGGCGGCGAGGCTGCTGGTTTCCAGCGACAGTTTGTGACCGACGACGCGTCCAGCAATCAACTCAAGGCGCCGGCCAGCGTCATGGGTGCTGGCGAGCCGCTCGTGGTCTGGGTCGGAGCCGATGGGCTGCTGCCGTTTACCTCGGACGGAATGCTACAGGAAGGCACGATTTACTACGCCGGGTCAGTGAGCCCGGACGCCTTTACGCTCAGCACGATTTCAGGTGGCACCGTTTTGGATCTGACCGCTACAGGAACTGGGTACTTCCAACGCATCGCGCCCACATACTTCCCAGTGCAGGGCACGTTCCGACTCAACGCGCTGACCTTCATGGTGGACGGATGATCGAGCCTGCACCCCGTTTCTGGGCATGATCCCGAACGGCTTCTGGCAGCGGCACGACCCGGTCCTCATGACCGCGCCAGGCACGCTCCGCATCAACGCGATCATGGCCAGCATGCAGTTGACGTGATGAGTATCTAAAATGAGAAAGGGGAACGTGACGTGATTCAATCGATCTCCAAGCCGTGGTGTAGTTCGTGACTATTCAAACACGGCGACTCGGTGGTTGCGGGAATGACCTGATCAACTGGTCGTACGAATGGGACGACACCAACCTGCGGCTGACGCGCGTCATCTGCACGAACACACACGCCACCATGTGGACGCGCGTAACGGCGACCGTGCGGGCCAATGGGCGCACGTTCTCTGCTGTCGTCGCGCCCGCCGGCACGCCGTCGAACCAACTGCCAGCGGACGGCTTCGCGGGTTCGCTCAGCCAGAATATCCCGACAGGGGCCGCCGCGCGGCTCTCGCTCACCGTGCAGCCGGTCACTGGCAGGCCAGACGGTATTGACTACCGACTGCGTTGCGGGGACGACGTTCGCTAGCGCATGGCGTGGTCAACAACGGGCGCGGCCGAAGCGCTGGGCGATGCGACGGGCACGACGCTGACGGCGCTCACGCGCCCGACGACCACGACCAACGACATGTTCGAGTGCGATGTCTATCTTGAAACGAATACGCCCCAGACCATTACTTTCTCGAATGGGACGTGGGCGCTCGTTGAAGATAACTCAAGCACCGGCTCTACGCCGGATGTGCAGCACCTTAAGTACCGATCCTTCTACGCGGGCGAGGGCGCGGACTTCAATATAAGCTGGGACGGCTCGAACATCTGGCGAGTCGCCATTGTCAGTGTGGCGTTTCGCGGGGGCAGTGCTGCCGGGACGACATTCGACGGGACGCCCACAGCTAACGTCGGCACGAGCACAACAGCCACCATCCTTGGTGTCACGCTGACAACGTCCGACGCGCTTGTGACGTATGGCGTTGGTACGTTCGTCGGGGATAACAAGGGACTGCCATCGGGCACGACGCCGACGTTCGTGGAGAACATCGAGCTGGCTTCGCTCGTGTCGGGCTATGGCATCCACAACGCCTCGGGTTCGGCGGGCAATAGAACGGTGACGTGGTCGCCCAACCCGTCGAGTGCGTGGTCGACAATCATGGCCGGCTACGCCTATGGCGCCGCCGCGAAGAAAGCAAAACCACCAATGCGGCGCCAGTGGCGCGTGTGGAATAGGAGCGTGGTCTGGTGAGCAGGATCTACACGGTATCGTTCAGTGCCACTGTCACAGCAGCAGGCACAGACACCGATTGGCTAGAGGTGCTGCCTGCTGACGATAAGCCAGTCAAGCTGCGTGGGCTGCTCATCTCGCAGATCAGCGAGGTCGGTGATACGCCAGAAGAGGGCTTGCGGTTCAGCATCATCAGGCTGCCGGCCACGGTTACTGGCGGTAACGGCACCGCCACCACCGGCCAGCCGATGGACTCGGCAGACAGCACAGCCGGGTTCGCGGCTGAGACGAACGGCACCACTGTCGCAACCACCAGCGGTACGGCGATCACCATGGCTGAGATAGGCTGGATCAACCGTAACAGCCCATACGAATTGTGGTTCCCCGACCCAAACTTTGCACCCAAGGCGAAGCAGGGTGAAGCGATTATCGTCCGTCAACAAACGACACTTGCCGACGATATGACGGCGTGTGCCACGTTCTGGTTGGAAGAGGAATAGATTTATGGCCGACTTCACAACTATGAGGTTCCAGTTGAACTCCGGAACGAATGCTTCTCCGACGTGGACGAGCGTCCCGGCATCCGGCGCAGGCACAGGGCAGGAGCTACGTTTTAGCGACCTGTCTACGCAAGGCGCGACAGCATCAGCGTCCTGGCCTGCAGTCACGCGTCCGATCTCAGGCACGGCAGGCGTGGACTATCTGTATGTGTTCACGGCTGACACTACCTCACTCGGCGTCTTTGGTGGCGGCACGTCTACCCCAGTTGCCTACAGCAACACGGCTCAGTATCGCTTCCTGCGTCTCGATTGGGACAACCTGGGTACGTTCGCCTCTGCCCCAATCTTCACTGCGTATCCGTCAACAGCACACGGTTCGATCTCGCGAGGCGACGGCACCATCCTGGGTGGGCATGCCTCTGACACCGGCGCAACGGCTCGCAGTTACCTGAAGGGCAATGCGTTCGGACGTGTTGACACAGCCGGTGTTCCAGCCGCAGCACCGTCTAACGCAGCAGCAGTCACAGACGGCACAACCGGTTCGGTTAGCCCTACGGCTGGAGCGAACTGGCTGACGAACTTCCAGGGCTTGCAAGGCGACAACGACTGGATCACCGCACCATTCACGCCGGCGGCTACAACGGCAGACCAGTGGTCGTTCATCATTCGCTTGTTCCTTGGCGCAAACACGGTAGCTGGCGTGCATGTGCCGGTCGTATCGGCACGATACACGTACAGTTAGCTGTAGGATCGACTACAATTGAAGCGTGCTTAGCGAGACGGATTTGGCCTACATGGCCGGCGTACTTGATGGCGAGGGCACTATTACTGTAGTCGCCTCGCTGAACAAAAAAACTGGCAACCGTGGCGTGTCATGCAGGTTGCTTATTGCCAACTCAAACCAACCGTTGATGAGTTGGGTTCGCGCAAATTTCGGCGGCAAGCTGTATGCGCCAAGGGCATCGCGATTGCCTATTCACAAGCCGATGTACACTTGGTACATCAATGGGGAGCCGGCGCTTGCCGTCATCCGACTTGTGATGCCGTATTTGCGTGTCAAGTCGAGACAGGCCGAGTTGCTTTTGGCACTAGGTGATCTTCAGGTGCCACGCGGCAAGCGGTCACTAGGTGTGCCACGGCATCTGCTTGACGCTAGAGCACCACTTCTGGCAGAACTGCGAGCGCTCAATCATCGAGGGCTAGTCGCGTAACACTCCACACGTATAGCTAAT